ACCACGCCCAGGGCGACAATTCAAGAAAAGAGGTACACATGGACAGAGACAGAGGAAAGCAGGAGATCAGGAGCCGCTATGCGGAATATCTGAAACCGGCGAAAAAGCGGGGTACATATATCTGCCCGCTATGCGGAAACGGAACCGGCAGCACAGGCGACGGAATGAGCGTTGACCCCCACGGCGACCGGCTGCATCTAAAGTGTTTCAAGTGCAATTTCTATGGGGACATCATCGAACTGTACCAGCAGGAGCATGGATGCACAGCAGCGGAGGCTTTCGACGGCCTGTATAAGTTTTTCGGCATCCAGGTAGACGACTACACCACCGCCCACGATACAGCCCCGCAGAGGGCCGCAGAGAGGCCGCAGACGACGCAAGGAGTACGACAGGAACAAGAGGAACAGGGCGCGCCCATCGTTTACAACTACATGGACTATTACAGAGAGGTGAGCCGCCCGCAGCTTGACGCCCCGGAGGCCGTCGCCTATCTTTCAAGGCGTGGTATCAGCCTGGAACTTGCCCGGCGGTTTTGGCTGGGGTACGACCCGGAATGGAAAAGCCCGACCGCGCTAAGGAACGGGAAGAACCCGCCCGGCAGCCCCCGCCTTATCATCCCGACCGGCAATTATAGCTATGTGGCGCGGGATATACGCCCAGGCGTCAAGGAATATGCAAAGATGAAGGAGGGGGCGGCGGAACTGTTCAACGCCCGCGCCCTGGTGAGTACAGAGGGCGGCCCCGTCTTTATCGTAGAGGGAGAAATTGACGCGCTTTCCATCATGGAGGCCGGGGCGGAGGCCGTGGCGCTGGGGAGTACCAGCAATACAAAAAAGCTGCTGGAGCGCCTGCAAGAGCGGAGAACAACAAGCACCCTTATCCTTTGCCTTGATAATGACGACGCCGGGAAACGGGCCGAGCGGGAGCTTGCAGAGGGATTACAGGCCCTTAACATCGACTATGTGACCGCAGATATAAGCGGCGATCACAAAGATCCCAATGAGGCCCTGCAAACTGACAGGGAATCTTTTTATAAGGCCGTAGCAGACGCGCAGCACAAGGCATCCAGCAAGCCCGACGCCGTGACAGATTACATAACGCGGCTACTCGCTGGGGAGATTGAACGCTTTAAGGAGGGCGCGAACCGCAAGACCGGCTTTGATAACCTGGACAAAGTGGCGGGCGGGGTATATCCCGGCCTGTATGTGCTGGGCGCGATCAGCAGCCTGGGCAAGACAACTTTCATTCACCAAATGGCCGACCAAATGGCAGCGGCGGGGGAGCATATTCTATATTTCAGCCTGGAGCAGAGCCGCCTTGAAATGGTGAGCAAGAGCCTTGCCAGGATAACCGCAAAAATGAACCCGTCCAGCGCCGTCACCAGCTTGCAGATCAGGGCCGGGAAGATGGACGACGCAGTTTTAGACGCCATCGACGAATACAGGGAAACCGTGGGCGACCGTGTGAGCGTGATAGAGGGCAATTTTAACTGCACCGTCTCTTTTATAGGCGACTATGTGGGCCGGTACATGGAGCGGAACCAGGTAAAGCCCATTGTTATCATTGACTATCTGCAAATCATCCAGGGCGACCCGCAGCAGCGGCAGAGTACCAAAGAACTGATAGACAGTAATGTGACCGAACTAAAGCGCCTAAGCCGGAGCCGGGACATCCCTGTTTTTCTTATCTCCAGTTTGAACCGTAGCAACTACCTAACGCCAGTTGACTTTGAATCTTTCAAGGAGAGCGGCGGCATCGAGTACACCGCCGATGTAATATGGGGCTTGCAGCTCCAGGCCATCAATGAGGACATCTTCAACAAGGAGAACAAAATCAAGGAAAAGAGGGAGAAGATACGGGAGGCAAAAGCAGAGAACCCCAGGCGCATTGAGCTTGTATGCCTAAAAAACAGGTACGGGATCAGCAGCTACCGCGCCGCCTTTGAATACTACCCGCAGCACGACCTATTCAAGCCCCTGGAGGACTCCGAGAACGACTTCACGCCATATAATGGGCCGTCGCCGTGGGACAAGCCCACAAGGCGGCTATAAGGTCAAAATATGCCCGTCTGGAGCCGATAGAAAAGCAGCCAATGAAGAAACCATCAACCGGGGCGCTGCTATCGTCTCCAAAAGGGCGAAAAATAGGGAAAGGGCCAGGGGCAACGAACCCCCGGCCTTTTTCTGTAAATGGGTATTGACTTTTCTTTGTGGGCACATTATAATTAGTTTGTACCCACAAGGAAAGGAGGCGAAATTATTGGGTATAAAAAAGGGAACCAAGCTCACGGACTCCCCAAAAGACAAGGTGCTAAAGGTTAGAATTGACACCGAGACGGAAAGGAGGCTAACCCTTATTTGTGAACAATCGGCAAAAACCAAATCGGAAGTCGTGCGAGAGGGAATTGACAGACAGTATAACGATCTGCAACACAAAGAGGACACTTGACGGCTGGACTTGCACCGGCGAAAGAATGGCAACGCGCAAAACGCAAGCCAAAGCAGAGCCGGGGGAGGGCTTTGTGTATGCGGTAAGAATTGAGGTAATACAAGGTTTTTCTCTACTAAAAATCGGGGCGACAACGGCCCCTTATGAGAGGTTCTTAAACTTTGGGAATAGAGCAAGCCTGTTTTGCCTATCGCCGCCGCACAAAAATTTCTTTGAGAATGAGAGCATTTTGCATGAATGCTTTTCTTCTTACAGGATACCACGAGGCCCGGCCCACAAGGGAACCGCTGAACTGTTCAACATCAGCATGACCTATTTTTTGGAGAGTATGCCAGAGCTTGAATTAAAAAAGTGAGGGACACCGCCCACCCTGCCAAGAGAAAAGCGGAATCCCCCACCCACACCGACACCGCCCAGGGGAACCCCCGGCGGGGTATGGCTAAATCTATTTTATAGCCGCCCCTGGGCATTGTCAAGCCGAAAGGAGCAGCTTACAATGATTAACATAGAAAATACCACCGCAGCGGAGCGCGACATTATCGCTAACGCAATGCCCCCTGTAATGGAAACGATTTTGAGCGCAGGGAGGCTATTGTGGGATCTCCAGGAAGAATATTTCGTGTGGCGAAAGCAAGAGAAACTGGACGAGGCCGCCGCCACCAGAGTGGGGAATAGCGTTTGCATCGCTGGAGAAATGATTTTTGACGCCTGCGCCGCCTTTGGCATCATTTCCGGGATTACTGATTTTATGGGAGCGGAACCCCTTATAAGAAACAGCAAACAAGTTTCCCAAGTGGTAGAGGTGGAGCGGCAACACGCCCGCCTTTATGAAAGGGAAAAGCGCATGGGTGATGACAAGCGGGGACTCTATCAAGACATCATTTGCAATATCGTGGAACAGAGCGACGAAAAGGCGCTTGCTATGCTTTCCGCTATCATTAAGGAGGTTGGTGCTTAATGGATAAGAGCCACGAGAAAGCCAAGATCACCAGGGAGCGGAACAAAGCCTACCAGGAGGCCCGGCGGGCGGCTTTTAAGGCCGAAAAGGAGAAAGACAGGCCCCTTGTAATGGAGGCCCTGCGGGCGATCCTGACCGACGACAAGGCCACAGCAGAGCAACGCCTTTTTGCCGTGACCGCGCTGGACGATATGCAGGGGTACAACTTCATCCCTTATAGGCTGAAACACAGCAGCAGCAAGCCCACGATCAGGGCGGAGACGAAACCCGGCGGAGCCGATGAAGGGGAAACCAAATAAGGAATAGGAGAGGCTGGGGAGCAATCCCTGGCCTTTTCTTTTATCGGCAATTCTAATTAAGCGTATAAAGATAAGTCTATGTAGAACAAAAAAGAAAGCGGAAAAAGATTGAAAACAAGACGCACTTGTGGTATAATGAGTACAAGAAGTTTTAGAAGTTTATGAACTACACGACGAACAAGAGACGCGCGAAAGGAGGACAAATGACAGACGCAGCACGAGAGGCCCGGCGGGCTTATCAAAGAGAATGGAGGCGGCGGAACCCCGACAAGGTGAAAGAGTACGCTGCCCGCTACTGGGCGCAGCTTGCAGAGCGCAAGGGGCAATCCCAGCAGCAGAAAAGCGCAGAAAACGCCAAAAATGAAGGGGGCGGGGTAGATTGACGACCCGACAGACAAAGGCGCTTGCGGCGCTTGTAACGGAGCCGACGCAGAAAGCAGCGGCAGCAAAGGCCGGTATCAGTGAAACCACAATGCGGAATTATCTTGCCGACCCCGAATTTCAGAGGGCCTATAAAAAAGAGTTTTCCGACCTTGTGACCCAAGCCACCCGGCAAGCCCAGCAAGCTCTATCCCCGGCTTTATCCGTCCTGCTGGAGATATTGCAGGATGAAGAACAACCGGCAAGCGCCCGCATTAGCGCGTGTCGCAGTATTGCCGAATACGGCCTGCGGCTAACGGAGATCACCGACATCTTGAAAACCCTGGAGGAAATGGACGGCTGATGTACTACGACCAACTAATGAGACGCGCCAGAGCCGCCAGGGCCGTCAAAGACCGGCAGAGGGACGCCCTTGCAGTGCTGGACGCCATAGACATCACGCAGCACATAGCCGCCGTTTACAAGCCCCTGCATGACGATATAGAGGCCGCAGCGCACACCACCTATAACCTACCGGGAGGACGCGGGAGCTGCAAAAGTAGCTTTGTTTCCCTGGAGATAGTCAACGGCATTATGAAGGACACCACGGGCCACAGCAACGCCATTGTGTTCAGACTGTACGGGAACACCCTGCGGGAAAGCGTCTTTTCTCAAATCGCCTGGGCCATTGATACCCTGGGAGTAAATCATCTTTGGAAAAGCCGGCTTTCACCGATGCAGTGGACATACACGCCGACAGGGGCGCAAATCATCTTTAGAGGACTGGACGACCCCAGCAAGCTAAAATCTATCAAGCCAACCCGTGGAGTGTTCCGCTATATCTGGTTTGAGGAGTTTTCCGAGCTGCCCGGCCCCAACTTTACCCGGAATGTGATGCAATCCGTCCAGCGCGGCGGCGACACCTTCACCGTGTTCCGCAGCTTTAACCCGCCGATCAGCGCCAACAACTGGGCCAATGTGTTCATCAAAGAGCCTGACGCGAGGGCCACCACCTTACAAACCGACTTCACCATGATACCCCCTGAATGGCTGGGCGAGGCTTTTCTATACGAGGCCAAGCGGCTAAAAGAGGTAAACCCCCAAGCCTTTGAACATGAGTATATGGGCATACCCACGGGAACCGGCGGCGAGGTATTCCCCAACCTGGAGATCAGGGAGATCACCGACGCGGAGATCAGCAACATGGGGTATATCTACCAGGGCCTTGACTTCGGCTTTGCCGTTGATCCTGCGGCCTTCCTTCGCGTGTCCTACGACCGCAAGTTTGACACCATCTATTTTCTTGATGAAATCTACAAACGAGGGCTTTCCAATGCCCAGCTTGCGGCGGAAATCAAGGGAAAGGGGTATCACAAGGACAGGCGCGGCGGCTATGTGTCCCCCGTGTACGGGGTAATGAGCGCGGAGGGCCAGCAGCTTATCACCGCAGACTGCGCGGAGCCTAAGAGCATAGCCGACATGAGAGCGGCGGGCTTGAAGTGTACGGGGTGCCACAAGGAGCCTGGATGCGTTGAATACCGTGTGAAATGGCTGCAACACCGGCGCATTGTGATAGATCCGGCCCGGACACCCAACGCCTACCGGGAGTTTGTGAACTACGAGTACATGACCGACAAGGACGGCAATTTTCTTTCAAGGCTACCAGACAAGGACAATCACACAATCGACGCCGCCGCTTATGCCCTGGATAGGTTGATTTACTACCAGCGCGGCCTATCCGCGTAAAGAAGGGAGGGAAACACCACGGGATTTTTGAAAGTAAAGTGCTATCACTGCAAGGGAACCTATCGCCTGTATGGGGACATGATGCACCACCAGACCGCCAATATATGCCCCTTCTGCGGGGCGGAGATCCGGCGCAGCGTGTGGGAGCATTGTGTACTTCCTGCATGGGGCTTGATGGAGGACACCAACCGGGACTTGCAGCAGGAATACACCGGCTACCCTGACACCCAGCTTTTTCAGATTGAGTACCAGACCAACAAGCCGAGAGTACACAAGGCCATGACCGACTACAACCCCTATAAAGACTGCCCGAACATCGACTAAGGCAATTTAAGCCTATTCAAATAATTTTAATTAGAAAGGAATGACGGCATGACTAATAGGCAGCAGGACAACCAACCCGGCCCCTGGGAGCGGGACGAGCTGGGGCGCAAGTTGTTCCGCCGTGTGGGTAACACCATCGAATACGCCCCGACCATCACAACGAGTTACGGCATCTTCCCAATGGGAGAAGTACCAAAGCCGCGAGAAGTCAAGGAGAAAAAGCCTAAAGAGTGGGGGAAATGCCCGTTTAACTCCAGATGCACCCCGAATTGCGCGAGATACACAGAGGACGGATGCGGCCTTGTGACCGGCGCGGCCCCTATCGTCGGGAGGCGCTGCCCCTTCGGAGACAAGACGAACCCCACACGATGCAGTGAAGATTGCGCCCTTTGGACGATGTGCGGCGGCGGAAAGGAGCAGTAATGCGGACAGAACCCTTTGAATTGAAAATCGTGGAGCATATCGCCACCCTGGGCGGCAGCGGGACATATACCAGAGAGCTGAATGTGGTATCCTTCAATAACCGCCCCGCCCGCCTTGATGTGCGGCTATGGAAACAGGACGGGAGCGGGAGCAAAGTACCCTTGAAGGGCATCCAGCTTACAGACGACGAGGCACAGGCGCTTTGTAATGCGCTGAACAACTATATCGGGAGGGATTGACAATGAGCAAGTATAACCAGTACGCCAAGCGCCTTGATACGGCCTTTAAGACGGCCCGCGAGGAATACATGGAGGCATGGAACAAGCTCCAGGCCGCGCAGAAAGCCAATACCGACGCCCAGGCGTGGAGGGCGGAAACCTACCGGGGCGAGAATGACTTAAGACGGCAGCGGGCAAGGGCGCAACTGCTGGAGGCTGAACACACCTTCAAGGCGGCAGAGAGCCGCGTGTGGGCGGAGTTTGACCGGCAGAAAGAGGAGATCAGGCGCGACCTTGAAAGCGAGGTGCGGGCCACCTCTACCGTTGACCCTGACGCCATCGACACCAACGCCCTGGAACTGCTGAAATCGGGAATCCTGACCGCTGACGACATCTTTTCTATGGTGGATAAGTACGACAGCAATATCACCATGCTACGGCTTATCAGCAAGACCGCAAAGGAGCTTGCGGACGATAAAAACACCGACACGGCAACCCGTGGTCAACTCTATATGCTTTGCAGCCGAATCCGCAACGGGCGAAACAGCACCATGAGGAACTTTGACGACCTGGTAGAGATCTCCAACTATTGCAGCGGACGCGGCGGCGGCGGATTGCACCGCGCC